TGTTTGTACGATAACGATACAGATACAGGAAGAACCCCACGACAATCGTGATCCCAACTCCTACGGCTACCTCCATTATTTCTTTAGTTCGGCTCTCGCGTAAGCCACCTCTTCCTTTTCAATGAGGAGGAGGAGCCTCTTCAGATCATCCAGGTCTTTTTGTGCAGTTTTGACATTTTGCAATGGCATGAACCCATGTTGAATTCTTGTAACCGCACACGAAAGAGACTGTTGGAGCTGAACGACCTGAAGAGCGAGAGTGTGGTAGCCTTTTCGCATCAATGCCAAGATATGTATGGGACGGAGAAAATCTTTAAACCCCGTCGTCTTCGCGATCGACAAAGTACTGGCGCAACTTCGCATCCACTGCGCGATCCGTGAGCTCGAATACACCGTCCTTATTCGTCTCGACGATGGACCTCACGTCGCGAATACCATCGAGAATGCGATGACGGTCGACGTAGTTGCGGTTCTTTGCAGTCCCGTGCCATAAGTGATAGATGGTACCCGTTGCACATGCGAGCTTCGGAGCGACCATCTGACAATACTCTGTGTACGAAGGTTGAAAGGCTGGACGCAAGTAGGTCGGTGGAAACTTCACGCCCATCCATACGGCGGCGGACAATGTATCTCCACTTCCCGTGATTCCATATTGGTAGAAGCCGACTTCCTTGAACCACTTGCGCTGAAATGCCCATCCGAAGCCAGGATGGTAGGTTGGGTTGTACGTCTTCTGTCGGTTCATGTATGCAACCGATAGTCGTGACTGCGTCATTGCAGTATAGGTGCTATTGAGCCATACACAGGTTGAGAAGGGCTGCACCACCTCATAGGTTCCGAGAAGACGCGATACCTCATCGTACCACGACGGCTTTCCGAAGACAATGTCAGCATCGAGGAAGATCAGCTTCTTGAACCGGCAAGGCACCTTCTTCTCGAGAATGGTGCAGAGTACTTCCTTGTGGAACAGAACACTCTTCGACCTCACGTGATATGCATCGGCGATCTCTGGTACATGATCATCAAAGACCAACTCGAGCGTGTAAAAGGGGATATTCGCAAGTTTCAGCTTTTCGATTGTATAGAAGTAGTTCATCAACATCTTCTTCGACCGTGCAGGGTTAAAGAACACGAAGCAAACCGCCATGTCTTTGCGTTGGGGGATCTCGTAGCGACAGGCTGCGACATCCACTATGCATGTTTCGAGAGGCGGGGCTGTTTCTGGTGTACGGACGACATTATAGGCAAAGGATTGTATTTGTCCCATTGTTCACATAGCAGCATTTTCGATATTGGAACGTTGCTCAATGTACTTCTTTAAATAGCGCTGCTTGTCTGTCTTGAGGCGACGGAGCTGCCTCTTCCGCGACAGTGCATACATGCGCTTCGTCTGCTTTTTGGTCTGATACAATGACTTGACTGCTTTCTTGATACCGAGAAACCCTCCGCGCCGTGTCTTCATTGTATCCTGCCTACAAAAACGAATTTACCCGATGAAGGAGAAGAGACCTCATGTACTCACCCTACAATGCCTCCAATCGAACCTTTACCGAAGATGATATCCACCGCATTGTACGCCGTCACGGACTCCCTCATTATCGCGTGTCTAACCGCCGCGTCTTCCAGACTGCAATGGTTCACACAACCTACGTTAGACGCTCTGAATACACCACGCCTGATGGAGAGCCGGCCACACTTGCCCCCTGTCCCTCCGGCGTTATGCCCCTCCAAGACGAAAGCTACGAATGTTTGGAATTTGAAGGCGATGCAGTACTCGGCGCCTGTATCGCGACATATCTACGCAAGAAGTTCCCCGAGAAGAAGCAGGGATTCTTGACGGACGCCCGTAAGGAGCTCGTCAACAATGACCGTATCGGGGGCTTGTCGAAAGAGTTGGGATTGAATAGGTTCTACGTGATCTCTCGTCATAATGAGGATTCGGTTGCGATTGCTGGCCGAAGCAACACCAAGAAGCTGGGCGACATCTTCGAAGCGTTCTTGGGTGCGCTGTGGACAGACTGTGGAAACAGGTTCAATATCGTGTATACATTCGTGACCACTGTAATGGAAGCGTATCTCGATGTAGATGAGATCGTGAACTCGGCCACGAACTTCAAGGACCTCTTCCAGAAGTATTGCCAGCGCGAGTTCAAATGCACACCGGATTACGAGATGCGATCCAATGACCCGAAGAAGAATGAGATTGTAGTTGCGGTAATGGTGGTAGGAAAGGTCTATGGAATTGGCACAGGGACTACGCGCAAGAAGGCAGAACAACAAGCATGCCAAGAAGCCCTTATACGAGTCGGGGCAGCTTCTTCTTGAAGGAACGACGTCCAGCCACCTTTACAGGTTCCTTCTTTGTAGCCGCTACGATATCCGCCATCTCGGGATGTCCCTTGAAGTCCGGCACTGGTTCAGCTGCCTCCTTCTTCAGTTGTTCGTCTGTCATCCTCCTTTTTAAGGCAGATTCTGCTTCTAGTGTTTTTGGTCCACCATACTCCGAGTCCCATTCATCCACGACAGCCCCTGCAACTTGCACTGGCATTGTAGGTTCAGGTTCCGTAGGGGCGGGCCCTTTCATTTTACCATTTCGGGCAGGGTTGACTGACTTCCAATATGCGTCAGCTTCTGCATTGTCGGCTTCCATTGTACTAGTGTCCACCAACTTGTGGGTAACGAGAATTTCACGGACCCGTTCAGCCGAAGCCGTAGGAGGGGTAGAATGAATAGCCATAAGTAGATCCCTTGCGGCCCGCGATGCTTCGGTGAACTGCGTACCCATGTAGTCATGTAGAGGTTTGAGAACAGAGAGGATATCGAAGATTCTGGCGATTTGATGATATCGCGTTTCATACTTCGGTTCCATGTAGTAGGGTCCGTGTTCAGCACTCCAACGCACAATTGTCTCTATCTTCGTCACTTCATCATACTCAAGATCCTCCTTGACTTCATAGAGATTAACTCTGCCGTCTTCTGGTATCACACGTGGATTCCTATCCTTAATCAGGTTCTTCTCTGGATGGGCTCGGTCATAACTACTCGCATCGAGCCAGGACTTGAATCCTTTGGCTTCTATAGCACCCTTCTCCTTTACGAAATATCTAGCAATGTAGAAGAACTGTCCATACTTCATACTATACTCACTGTCATCCGCAATGTCATGGATGCTATCGGCCCGAAAAATGCGTTCGTTATAGTTCTTGGGATAACTCACGCCGTAATCAGTGTGTTTCTGTAGAAAATCTCGTATCTTGGAACGCCCGAAGTCATGAATGACCACAGTTCCGTCATCCATGATCGCAGCATTTCCCATGTGGAGGTCGTAATGAACGAATCTCCCGTCTATATGAAGCAGTGTTTTCAAGATGTCCTTCATTGAGGAGACTTTCTGTTGGGGTTCTAACCTGGAAATATCTGCCTTTTGATGCCGCGTGAGTAAACCATGCCATGTTTCATCCCGACCATTCTTCGTGGCTAAACCAAGTTTGTCCTTCAAATTTCCTGCGGGTACGCTTTTGTATGTGCTTGGAATGTCTACAAGGTAAAGTCCATCCTCCACGTATACATTTGTATGCATCTTCACGTAGCTATCAAGATACGGACCCGTGCTTGGCTCAAGCCACTCCTTAATGGTTGTATGTATAGGCAGTTCCTCACCCTCATCGGGTACTAAACGAACTACGGGGCGATACTTTTTGAGCATATCAACCAACCACGTATCGTCAGATGGGTTTGCTAGGGCGGGATATTCAAGCAGTAAACTCTCAACATCACTAGGATCCGGAAACGACGAATCTTTGAACCGGGTATCGTAGAACACGGGTGTATCTGCCCCCATCGCAATCATCTCACCGCCCTTCATGGGCTGGGTCACAAGGAGGTGATCGCGGCACCGCACCTTGCGCAGGGTCCTCCGCTTCTTCTGTAAGATCGATTTGGTACAGATAGCAATCGCAGGTCCTTCTTTCCGGAAGGTCTTTTTGACCTTCTTGATACACCTGCAAAACCGGTCGACCTGCGGTTCCCTCATTGTTCAATCGCAGAAGAATATATCCTCGCAAAAGATAAACACAATGGGTGGAGGTCTTCTTCAACTTGTCGCCTATGGTGCTCAGGACGCCTATATCACTGGAAACCCGCACATCACATTCTGGAAGGTGATGTACAAGCGCCATACCAATTTTGCGATGGAGGCGATGCGTGTCAACTTCACGGGCACGCCTTCATACGGACAGCGCGTCGTTGCTGTCGTGAACCGTAATGCTGACCTTATCCACAAGACCTACATTGAGGTGACGCTCCCCGACACGCAGAGTGCAAACAATGGCGCAGGTGTTAAGTGGACGGCTGCATGGGAGCGCCGTCTTGGCTACCAGCTCTTCCGGAAGATCGAGGTGGAGATCGGTGGCCAGATCATGGATACTCACTATGGTGAGTGGCTGTTCCTCTGGGAGAACCTGACGTCCAATTTTGACAACTCAGTGAAGCTCGATAGCATGACAGGTGGATTTCTTGGTGGCTCGACTACATCTGCGGTTTCGTGCGGAGGCCGTCCGAACGTCCTCTACATCCCCCTGCAGTTCTGGTTCTGCCGCAATCCGGGTCTGGCTCTGCCGCTGATCGCACTCCAGTACCATGAGGTGCGCTTCAACATCACGCTGTCGGCTGCAACTGACCTCGTGTCTGGTACGGCTGGCACGGCTGGCAGTGTCTCTGCGAACGCTGCTGCTCTACCGCAGCTGAAGGACATGGCACTGTACTTTGACTACATCTACCTCGATGTGGACGAGCGCCGCCGCTTCGCCCAGCAGACGCACGAGTACCTGATCGAGCAGC